CGTAGAGGATTTAAAGTAGATACCGATACACTTGAATCTGTTCAGTTAGAATTTAAGAAAGAAAAAATTGAAATTGAGCAAAGACTAAAAGGACAAGTAAAAGAACTTATGGGCGATACACCTATTAATTTAAATAGTCCAGAACAGATGTCTTGGATTTTATATAGTCGTAAGCCAAAAGATAAATCTACTTGGATGAATAACTTTTTACATTCTATGGAAAAAACAGAATTTAAAAATAAAATAAATGAAAACACTGATATAGTTTATAAAACAAAAGCACAAAAGTGTCGAACTTGTGTAGGGTCAGGTTTAATCAGAAAGGTTAAAAAGGATGGAACTCTTTATGCTAGATTACCTAAATGCTCTGATTGCAATGGGAATGGCTATACTTTTGATTCTATGGGAAAAATAGCAGGTTTTAAATTTAACCCACCTAATGTAAAATGGGTTAGTAATAACGGATTTAGTGTTAACAAAAAAATGTTAGAAGTATTACAACATGTAACTAAAAGAAATGACAGTGTTGAAGCATTTAATTTTCTGAGTGATATACAAAGACTTTCTTCTCTTGATACGTATCTATCTTCTTTTGTAGAGGGTATAAAAATACACACAAAGAAAGATGGAATGTTACATGTAAGATTACTACAACATAGAACATCGACAGGAAGATTTAGTGGTGCAGATCCTAATATGCAGAACATGCCTAGGGGTGGTACATTTCCTGTCAAGAAAGTATTTGTCTCTAGATGGCAAGGTGGGAAAATTTTAGAGGCAGATTTTGCACAGTTAGAGTTTAGAACTGCTGCATTTTTATCACAAGACAAAATAGCAATGAAGGAGATACACGATGGTTTTGACGTACATGCGTACACTGCTTCTGTCATTACGGAATCAGGGCAGAAGATTACTAGGCAAGAGGCGAAAGCTCACACCTTTGCCCCTCTCTATGGAGCAACAGGATTTGGGAGAACGACTTCTGAAGCAAAATATTATGAACAGTTCACAAAAAAGTACAAAGACATCGCACTTTGGCATTCCCAATTGGCTAAAGAAGCTATAGAAACACAGAAGATAAAGATACCGTCGGGCAGAGAGTTTTCATTCCCGGATGTTAAAAGAAGAACAAATGGCACAGTGACTAACTTCACACAAATTAAGAATTACCCAGTGCAAAGTTTTGCTACTGCTGACATTGTGCCATTGATATTAATGGAGATTGATCAGAGACTAGAAAAACATAACTCATGTATTGTAAACACTGTGCATGATTCTATTGTAATTGATATACATCCAAATGAAGAAGATTTAGTTTTAGAAATAATCAACTACGTGAATAAAAATATGAAATTTTTCATAGATAGACATTACGGTATTGATTTTAATGTACCGTTATTATTGGAAGCAAAGATTGGGGACAATTGGCTTGACACAAAAGATGTCTCTTGATATAACTATAGAACTTTTAAAGGAGTTAAAATGACAGAATTAGCAAATATAAATGTAGATAATTACGAAGACTTAGCTAGAGCAATGGGCATGGCTACAGAGAAAAAGCAACCTAAAAAGACTAGCATATTAAATAGATTAAGAATATGGCACTCACCAATTATGGGCAAGGCAGAAGTTAATGGTAAAATTTCAAATGTCGAAGTTGTTGAGGGTGGAGCATATAGATTAGAAGTTGTAAGTGAAGATTCTTCTTTTTATGTTTTCTCAAAGAATATCACTATAAGACCTTTTATGCAGCGTTTTATGTTAAAGAGATATGTTGCAAATTCAGGTGCTAAAAGTGGCGAGAAGAAAGGTTCTTTTCACAGAACAATTATGGCAGACAGTTTAAACATTGATCTCAAGGATAACACAGGAAAATTTAATTGTGGCAAACCTTCTGGTTATGTTGAAGATTTTCAAGCATTACCTAAAAGCACTCAAGATTTAATAAGACAAATTAAAAGAGTAAGGGTTTTGTTTGGTACAGTATCTATGGATAATCCTGTAGATGAAAAAGGCATCCCTGTTGAAGGCTTAACAGATTCTCCTTTCATTTGGGAAGTTGACAACAAGGATGCTTTTAAAATATTTGGCGATATGTTTTCTGAATTATCAGAGAAATCAAGATTGCCTATTCAACATGCTATGCATTTAAGTGGCACACATGCAAATCAATTACCTAATGGTAGTTCGTTTTACACACCTATAGTTGAAGTTGATTACACTGAAAACTTTGACATTAATGATGAAGATAAGGCATTGTTTGGTGAGTTTAATTTATTTGTAAAAGGCTTTAATGATTGGGTATGCAAAGAGTGGGATTCTAATGTTCAGAAAAGACAAGGCGATGTTAGTTCTGAAGATATGGATACTGTAGAAGATTTTATTGACATTGATACAGAAGAAGTCAAGTGAGATCTAATAACCCCTTTAAGACTCATAACATAAGTCATCTGTCTCCTAGTAGCATCAACACCTACATAACAGATCCACCTCAATGGATAATGCGATATCTATTTGGAATAAGATCTGCTGGTGGTGCAGGTGCTATTAGAGGCATTGCATCAGAGCATGTTTTGGCACAGAAATATGAGAAGGGTTCTTTTGACTTCTTAGAACTAGATACAAAGTTTGTTGGTCTGTGTGGCGAAGCAGGGTTTGATCTTAATGATGAGAAAGTTCAAAAAGAAAGAAAGATATTACCTAGCTTTGGCGAAGTAATAGACAAAAATTTTAAATATAAAAAGTTAGAAACTTATCAAGAAAAGGTAGAAGTAAAGTTTGATGATCTACCTGTGCCTATATTAGGCTATATTGATTTTTTATTTAAGGATACGATAGTCGATTTAAAGACCACAACTAGAATGCCTTCTAAGCCTACAGAGGCACAGAAAAGGCAGATGGCTTTATACTCTATGGCTTATCCTAAAAAGAAAGTTGATTTGTTTTTTGCTAGTCCAAAAGATTTTAAGAAGTTTAGTTTAAAAGATTTATCTTTATATAAGAATCAGTTAGAAACAGTAGCATTAAGTATTCAAAAGTTACTGTCTCTGAGTGAAGATAAACATTATATAGCATCTTTGTTCTTTCCTAATGTGGATTCATGGATGTGGTCTTACAAAGCAAAAGAAGATGCTAGTAGGATATGGAAACTAAAGTAAGTGAATGCGAGTACTAAAACACGTGTAGCTAAAAAAAATGGCTATAAAGGAAGTTTAGAGTATGGCATAGCTATTAAATTAGAAACTATTAAAGCTAAGTTTGAGTATGAAAGTATAAAGATAGAGTGGGAAGATTTATGCTATCGTACATACACACCAGACTTTATTTTAGATAATGGTATAATCATAGAATCAAAGGGAAGATTCTTGGCTTCAGAAAGGAGAAAACATCTAGCCATAAAAAAGCAGCATCCTAAGTTAGATATACGATTTGTTTTTAGCAATAGTAAATCTAAAATTTATAAAGGATCAAAAACAACTTGTGCCATGTGGTGTATAAAAAATAATTTTAGATATTATGACAGAATTATACCTGAAGATTGGCTAAAAGAAAAAGGGAAAAATAAACATTCAAAGTTTATAAAATTTAAAGGAAGGAAGATACAATGATATATAAAAGAAACCCAAACGCAGTATATTTAGAATTAGTTCCTCAAACAGAAGGTTCTTATTGGACTGGGGAAGTTACATTAAATATAATAGGAGACCCGGATTCAAGATTAGACGAAGAGAGCAGAGCTAGTTTGCTTCATTTAGCACAGTTAGTGGCTTCTTCTGTGCCTATAATGGATTTAGATCCAACATTATTAAACAAGATGGAAAATTTTTTAGAGTCTTTTGTAAAAGAAAAGTTTGTAAAACGAGATAATAATAGTAATGTAATATATATAAATTTTAAAACTAAAAAGAGAGACAAGTGTTAAGACATTTAGAGTATATGAAAATGAAAGCAAAAGAAGAGCAAGAAAAAATAGATATGGTAAATAGTCCACCTCATTACAACAAAGCAGGTGTTGAGACTATCGAAGCTATTAAGGCAATGACAAATGAAGGATTTGAATATTATTTACAAGGCAATATACTTAAATACCTTTGGAGATACAGGTATAAAAATGGTGTTGAGGATCTAGAAAAGGCACAGTGGTATCTCAATAAATTAATAGAGACAATAAAGGATGACACGAGTTAGAATAATACTTACTTTAAAAGTAGACGAAGAAGAGTATCCAATGCCCTCTGATGGTAATTTAGGAGCAGAGATAGAGGATTACTTTAAAGATATAATACATGAAGTTGATGGTTTTAAGATAACCAATATGAGAATAACTACCGAGGAGATTTAAATGTTAAACAACTATTTGCCAACAGATTATCAAAACTTTATTGCTTTATCTAGATATGCTAGATGGAAAGATGATGATGAACGCAGAGAAACATGGGTTGAAACTGTTGATAGATATTTTGATTACATGGAAAATCACCTAAAGGGTAAGCACAAATACACTTTAACAAGAGCATTGAAAGAAAAAATGTCTGACTCAATTACTTCATTAGGTGTGATGCCAAGCATGAGAGCACTTATGACTGCGGGAGTTGCATTAGATCGATGCCATGTTGCTGGTTATAATTGTAGCTACATACCTGTTGATAGTCCTCGTAGTTTTGATGAATGTATGTATATATTGATGTGTGGTACAGGTGTAGGTTTTTCTGTTGAAAGAGAAAATGTGGATAAGTTACCAATTGTAAATGAACATTTTGAAGAAAGTAGCACAGTTATAACTGTTGCAGATAGCAGACCCGGATGGGCAAAAGCATTAAGAGAAATGATAGCTATGCTTTATGTGGGACAAATAGCAAAATGGGATGTTTCTCAAATAAGACCATCAGGAGCTAGACTAAAAACATTTGGTGGTAGAGCATCAGGACCTGCTCCATTGGAAAATTTATTTAATTTTTGTATTGACAAATTTAAAGGTGCTAAAGGCAGAAGATTATTTCCAATAGAGTGTCATGACATAATGTGTAAAATAGGAGAAGTTGTTGTTGTCGGTGGTGTTAGGAGATCTGCACTCATATCTCTGTCTAATCTTGGCGATGATCAAATGAGACATGCTAAGTCAGGTCAATGGTGGGAGAATGAAGGGCAACGAGCATTAGCTAATAACTCTGTAGCATTTAAAGGTAAGCCTGAAATGGGAACATTCATGAGAGAATGGACTGCTTTATATGAATCTAAATCAGGAGAACGTGGTATATTTAATAGACAAGCAGCTAAAGTTAAAGCTCTTGAGAATGGCAGAAGAGATGCCGAGCATTATTTTGGTTGTAATCCTTGTAGTGAAATAATACTTAGACCATATCAATTTTGTAACCTAACAGAAGTTGTTTGCAGAGTTACAGATGATTTACAATCATTAAAAGAAAAAGTTAGAATGGCTACAATATTAGGTACTTTTCAGTCTACCTTAACAGATTTTAAATACTTGAGAAAGATATGGAAAGATAACACAGAACAAGAAAGATTGTTAGGTGTATCATTAACAGGTATTCTTGACTGCCCTATACTTAGACCTAACAATACTAATTTAAAGGATGTATTAGAGCAATTGAGAACAGTTGCAGTAGAAACCAACAAAAAGATAGCTAAAGATTTAGGAATACCACAGTCAA